CTGGCGTGAGCGAGTTGCCATATCTAGGGCAAAGCGCTTAAAAACTGTATCTGTTTTTCTGATTCTACTCTCTAACATATCTAGAGAAGTGTCCAAAGCTTTTGATTTCAGCGCGGTTGGATCTTTAGCTTCAACTGCCTTCATGACTCCTGCCTCGTCGATCTTAAGGTCTCCCCGTAAAAACTTCCTAACTTCCTCAACAGAACCCAACCCCATTGTGTCCTTTAGCGCCAGCAACTCAAACTTGCCCATATCTTGAACATTTCGACCAGATTCCATTATGGCGTTTCTAACTTTTTCAGCTCTCTCCATCTCTGTCATTGTTAGAAGCTCCATGCTGTTAAACGCTGACTTACCCAGAATCTGATTTAATTGACCTGCTTTTTGGGCTGAACCTTGAAAAGTGTCCAGAGAACTTCCGAACGCCCTTGTTAAGCTATCGAAAGAAACCCCGGTGGTTGCAGACATTTTTTGCAACCCAATAAAAGTGTCCATCATCTTGTCTGCAGAATAAGCAAAGTTTTGTTGAGCATCACGGAAATTTCTAGAAAACTCATCAGCACTTACAGGAATCTCTCTCTGCACTTGAATCAATGTAGAGGTCAATCCCTCGATTTCTTGCTTGTTCATATTGAAGGAGAACGCAGCAGAGTCGACTATTTCTGAAAAGTCTCTCATGTTAAACCCTGACTCTTGTAACAACACAGACGATCTTACCAATGACTTTTGAAGATCTTCGCCGGCGATGACAAAAGCTTTTGTTCCCGAAGTTAGTTGGCTCATTACGCGTTCGGCGCCGCGAGTGGTGCCAGTTAGCTTCAAACTTTCTTTATTAGCTAGCGAGACAGCTTTGGAGATATCGAACATCTCCCCAGTGAAACCAGCCCTCATGAAATCTTTTTGAGCTTCGTTTGCAGTCTGGATAGATTCTGCTATCTGACTGAAGGGGTTCGGGATATCTTTCATTCCCTGACCGAAAGATTCTAGGAAGTCTTCACCGGTACGGACGGTGGAATCGATAACATTTTTACGCGTTTCAGAAAACCTTCCTATCCCAGCATCATCGCTGCCTCCGCCGCCGGGGCTGGGGAGGCGGACACCAGCATCTGCGAGAGCGTCGGAAAAATCCCTTCTCTCGCGTCTGCTGGAGGTTCTTAGTGCTTCTATAATTTCGCTTATTCGTAAACCCATTATCTATGTTTCTCCATAAACTAAATAGGCAAAAAAATAATTATGATTAGTCTTTATCTTCGTGATCCTTTAGGATACGCTCGATAAACCAACTACGGAGGGGTACAGGCAAACTATATGCCTCAACAAAAGACATGTTAGCGTGCTTCATTAAGATGTAGATCGATTCGTAAGTTACCTTTTCTACATAATCATTAGAGAGACCAAAACCAGCCCACAGAGAAGGGCACCTCCCTTTCCGCTATTGCAGAACAGTTTGGGCACTCTATCTCTTGAGTTGTGTCGAACTTTGGTATATTAATATTGTGAACATATTTTATGCGGCGCGCATCAGCTGCTGGTAATACATCTATTAATTGGGATAATATTGTTGGGTCTGTTTCTCCCTCAGCTGACACAAGTGTCCTTCTAATAAATTCAATTGTTTCACTATGTGGCAGATTTAACTTCTCTTTTCTCTCTTTTGCTTGTTGCAGGTATATTTGATCACTCTTTGAGAGCATTCTAAGAACAACATTGATGTTTGAAACGGGCAATGTTGTGGTTAAAGTCCTGCTGTTTGCGTCATATTTCCACTTATCGCTATCAGTAATCGTAAACTTTTGCTGTTCATTCTTTTCCAGCATCTTCGAAAGGCTGACCTCAGCCTGTGAAGTTTGCCCGCAACTTTCACAGTTAAGGGAAATTTCTACAGTATCCCCGTACCCCGATTTAAGAACATTGATAAGCAGGGCTACTTTATCACAATCTAAAAGATCCTCACTATTGATTCCTGGGGTGATCATTAGGGAATCTAGAAGTCGATCGAAGACAATGCCTCTATCTATAAAACTCTCATTAATTAAGATGTCCTCTTCTTTTGCAGTCATTGCCTTTATCTCTATTGATGCAATGCCACTTAATGGGCTACCTTCTTCATAAAAATCGCCCCCGCTTGGGAGGTGCACTATCTCTGTTGGAACAACAAAAGAAAGCCCAAAAGGGCTTTGTCTTTGTTGTGGTTGAGATGGTGTTGTTGTGGGTTGTGGGTTTTCTTGTTTTGCCTGTTGTTCTTTTGTTACAGGCATTTTTCTTCTATTCGAATTTCGCGACATGTTTCCTCTTGTCTTTAAACTAATAATTAACTAAAAAATCGTCCGCGTCCGCCAGCTTCAGAACCGGCGTCGCCTATATCTGCGGATCCGCCTCGACCGGGGCGTGGATTATTGAGATCCCAAACTTGTGAGCCTGCATAACTTTGCCCGTCGTTGGATCGACCCTCTATTGTTGCAAAGTCGTAAGTTATGTTAACCTGAATGTTTAACATCTCTTCGACCCCATAATCTAGATTCCCGAAATCAACAGATGTTAAAAGCGGATTTTTTATAACCCAAGTCTCAATGCCGAGACCGTTGGAGTCCCTTTTCCCGTCTGGACCAAGCTGAGCTAGTTTTATTTCTCCGCCCAATGAATCAATCATATTCTCTTTTGAGATTGTTACAGCTTCAGCTTCACGATATTCGGTTGGTATAACATAGCCAGATTTTTCTAGAATAGCATAAAGGCTTTTTGTGGAGTCGGGAGACACAGGGTCCACAATTGTAATATCAATTGGGTTCCAAGTTACCCGTCCTGGGTAGTTGAACTCATAGTTTAAAAACTGGTGCTTTGTCATACCGACGGCGAAACTTGGTTTTTTCACAGACTTTACAATAAACTGTGGTACGCCTGACCAATACAAGAGCCATCTAAACCCTCTTTTTGGCTCTACTGATTTTTCACTCCAAAATGCCATTATAATAAATCTCCTATTAATATATATCAAATATATTTATTTTTTAATGATTTAATCGTCGAAACTAGCTCCAGACCTCGTTATAACAAAGTCAACCGCAATAAACTCAATTGCTCTTGCTGGCTTTAGAAAGATCTTGGCATACATGATATTTCTATCTACAAGATCTGGCGTAGTGGTTGAGGAATCCAAAACCACCTTAAAGTCAGTCAAGCCGAGTCTAGTTTTTACGCTTTCCAAGAAAGGCACAACCTGACCGGTAAACCTAGCCCATGTTGCTGGTACGTTTTGGTCAAACAAAAGACCACTTGCAATTCTTGAAATTTCTTTCTTAACAAAAATCAACAAACGTCGAACGTTAATACGATCAAGTGCTGATGGGGTCATCTGCAAAGTCTTTTGCCCGAAGACAACCAGCCCTTCCGAAACAAAAGAAGCGATAGGGTTTATATTTGCATCATAGAGTGAGTCTCTCTGAGATGACATCAGCTGCTCTGATGCCTGCAACACTGGCAAACCTGCGTTTCCTTCATTTAAACCACCGCGGTTGAATCCTGCAGGGGCAAACCAGACTTCGTCTTTCTGCTCTGTATATCCCATTACACCAAGGGCAACGACTGAGGGGGGTGCCCAGATATCTTTAGAGTTAATAGTGTCTCTAACCTTTACCCACGGATAATAAGAAGCACCATAGCTTGAGTTGATCTGCCTTGCTTTCAAGGCTTTTGCACTCTTTGCTGGAGTCGTGTTGTTTACACGATCCTGGAAAGTTGAACAGATCTTTTCTGTAGGTGGCACGTAGATGTCTGGCAGATCTATAACAGCCAATGCATCTGCTCTTGCCTCACAAGTTTGCACAAGTTTTGTCGTCAGTGAGGTGTTTGTGATACCAGGCATTGCGGCGAGGTTCATTTCCAGAGCTTCTGGGTCCTTTATTAGGTCGATTGCTCGATCAATGGATGCATATGCATAACTGTTTCTAGTTGTTTTATCAACTAGAACTGCATTGTTAAATGGGTCCGCCTCTGTTACATCAACTCCATCAAAACCACCGGCGAATGGCATCGAGAAACTATTAACAACTTGCAGAAGTGCTGATGCTGATAGTTGCGTTCCGTTTGATGCCGTACATGCTGTAAAGGCGCGAGTAGCTGCCGACTGGTCCCCTGTTCTGTGAGATCCAGATTTAAAAGCTAGTATTGTTGGCACAAAAGACGACATGTCTTGAGACAGAGCGGTAGACCCCGTGATTATAACCTCATCAAAAGAAAATATATACGAATGTTCGTGAGTGCTTGCAATTCCACTTGTTTGCTCACTCGCTAGTGAGCCGA